AATTAAACATATAGTTGCTATCCTTCGTATGATAACATATAAACAGTTACCCAAAAATTACTACGACCCTACCTATAAATTTCGTAGATATAAGTTCGGTGGATATAGTTTTTTACTTAATCCTAAAGAATTACTAGAGAAAGGTAGGACTTATAGTGATAGTGAGGTGGTAGAATATGCAGGTGTCGCATCATTCCGCTCCTATCATAATTTTAATGAAACGAAAGACACCACTTTAGACTTGCTTCACTGCCCTGTGTCGCAAGATTTGATTATAAATAATAGACTGCTTGATATTAAAGCGAATCGTATTCACTTTATGTTCGAGGAGCCACAAGGAGAAATATAATAATGGCAATTAAATTTAATCAGAGCAAAGGTTCAGCTCAGAAAGAAAAAATAGAATCATATGTGTATACTGGTAAGGAAAATCACAGAGTAAGACTTGTTGGTGATTTATTACCTAGATACCTTTATTGGGTAAAAGGAGAAAATAACAAGAATCTACCTTTAGAGTGTTTAGCTTTCGATAGAAATACCGAAACTTTTAACAATAAAGAAGTAGACCATGTTCCTTCTTACTACCCAGACCAAAAGTGTGCTTGGTCATATGCTATACAATGTATTGATTATGGCGGAGATACACCTACAATTAAAATCTTTAATCTAAAGAGAAAATTATTTGACCAAATAATGACTGCTTCCGAAGATTTAGGAGACCCAACAGATACAGAAACTGGTTGGGACGTTTATTTTAAAAGACTCAAGACTGGCCCACAGGTTTTCAATGTGGAATACCAGCTACAAGCACTAAAATGTAAGCCAAGAGCACTTGATGAAAGTGAACAGGAACTTATTGCCAATCTTAAGTCAATGGACGATGTTTTACCAAGACCAACTGCTGATGCTCAGTTAGAACTTCTTAAAAGAGTAACTGAAGAAGGTGGTTCCGTTGATGAAAACATCTCGTCGGAGTTTGATGTACAATGATTGGTATAGGGGAAAAGTTTCCAGCTTTTGAATTAGATGGAGTCAATAAAGACAATGAACTTATTGTTCAGTCACAATGGAAGCTACAAGATTGGGGAGTAGTTTACTTCTATCCTAAAGATTGGACATTTATTTGTCCAACAGAAATATCTCAAATGGATATTTTATTACAAGAAACAGAAGAAGTTTTTGGTATTAGTGGGGATAATGAATATTCAAAACTAAATTGGAAACTTTCAGATGATGTTGTTGGAGATATAGAACATACTCTATTGGCAGACCGAGGACTTATGTTAGCAAAAGAACTTGGTATTGTTGATGATGAACACGGAGTATGTTATAGAGCTACTTACATTCTTGACCCAGAAGGATATATTGCTCATGTATCTGTCAATCGTGACGATACAGGTAGAAATGCCAAGGAAATACTTAGAACTTTACAAGCACTAAAAGCTGGTGGATTAACTGGTTGTGCTTGGGAGCCTGGAGAGGATTTCATTGCGTAGTAAATTTGACTATTATCCTACTCCCGAGTGGTGTTATGAAAAGTTACCAATAGACTGGAAACAGTTTAAAACTGCCCATGAACCCTGCAAGGGAGATGGTAGAATAGTATCATTTCTTGAGAATCAAGGAATAGAAACTTCTTGGACAGAAATACAAGAAGGCAAAGATTACTTTGAATGGAGTGGAGAGGTTGATTTAATATTAACTAATCCACCATTCTCTCTAGCACAAGAGTTTATAGAACATTCTATGGCTTGTTCTACAACAGTAATTATGCTACTTAGAATTAACTTTTTGGGTAGTCAAGCAAGATATGATTTTTGGTCACAGTTTCCACCTGATGGCTTAGTTATACTAAGTAAAAGACCTTCCTTTACAGGTAAAGGCACAGATTCAATAGATTATGCATGGTTTATTTGGTCTGATATAAAAGAATTACATGGATTAAAGTGGATTAAATGATATTATTTACAGCAGATTGGCATATAAAATTAGGACAGAAGAATGTACCATTACCATGGGCTTGTTCTAGATATAAGTTATTTTTTGAAAAAATTTACGAATTAGAAAAAGATGTTAAGTTACATATTATAGGTGGAGACTTATTTGATAGAGTTCCATCTATGGACGAACTCACTCTGTATTTTGACTTTGTAAAAGGTGTTAGTGTAAATACGATTATATTTGACGGTAATCATGAAGCTACAAGAAAACATAAAACATTTTTTACAAATTTAAAAAGAGTAACTGAAGAAATTAATCCAAAAGTAAAAGTTATAACAGAAACTTTTTACCTTCATGATTGGGCGATTCTACCATATGCTGACTTACATAGAAAAGGCAGTATAGAAGATATAGAGGGTGTAGACTATCTATTTACTCATGTTCGTGGTGAGATACCACCTCATGTAGTGCCAGAAGTAGACTTGACTCGATTTGATAAATTTAAGACTGTATTTGCAGGAGATTTACATGCTCACGAGAATACTCAACGAAATATTGTATATCCTGGCAGTCCTATGACAACGTCATTTCATAGAAATGTAGTAAAGACTGGTTATCTTCTGATTGATGATGATTGGTCTTGGACATGGCACGAATTTGACTTACCTCAGTTAATTCGTAAGACAGTAGATAATGTAGAGGAAATGGTACAAACAGACTTCCACCACACAATCTACGAAATAGAGGGAGATGTTCAAGATTTAGCAAAAGTAAAAAATTCAGAGTTGCTAGATAAGAAAGTTATAAAACGAGAAGTAGAGGCAACTTTAAATCTTGACAATTTAACAATAGAAGAAGAATTAGTAAAGTATCTAACAGAGATACTAAAGATAGAAAAAACAAACGATATAGTGAGAGTATTTAATGATTATTCTAAAGAATTTAGCATGGAGTAATTGTTTCTCATATGGGTCGAATAATGAACTAGATTTATCCCAAGCAACTCTTACACAACTTGTAGGAACAAATGGTGTAGGTAAAAGTTCTATTCCTCTCATATTAGAAGAAGTATTATTTAATAAAAACAGTAAAAATGTTAAAAAAGCGGACATTGCAAATCGTTACGTTAATAGCGGCTATGACATTAGTCTTAGCTTTTCCATTGATAATGACGATTATAGTATTAGCGTTTCTCGTAGAAACACCCTTAAATGTAAGCTAATAAAAAATGGAGAGGATATATCTTCTCATACAGCAACAAACACATACAAAACACTTAATGAAGCTCTAGGAGTAGACTTCAAAACATTTACACAGCTGGTATATCAAAACACAAATGCAAGTTTGCAGTTTTTGACAGCAACAGATACAAACAGAAAAAAGTTTTTAATTGACTTATTAAAACTTGATGAGTATGTTCGTTACTTTGAGATATTTAAAGAAGCAGTAAGGACGGAGTCAACACTTGTCGCACGACTAGAATCAAAAATTGATACTATCGAAAAATGGTTAACAGACAATAAATTGACAGATACATCACTACTTCCCAAAATGGATTTACCATTTTACTCGGAAGAAGACGAGAAAACTTTACGTTCTTTATTAATAGAACATGAAAATATCTCGGATAAAAACCAAAAAATTTCTCAAAATAATTATTGGAAAACGCAGTTGGAAAGTATAAAACTCGAGCCAATAGAAGGAGAGATAAAAGATTATGATGATTTACAGTCCCAGCTGGGTAAATGGCAAGCCGAAAGTTCTAAGCGAATCTTTCAAGGTACAGATGAAAAAGTTTGTCCTACCTGTTTACAGGAAGTAGATACACAATTAATAGAAGAAATTAGAACGAAACAGGAGGCCGAAGTTGAAGTTGCAAAAAGTAATGTTTCCAAGATTTATTCGGAGATTGAGGAGATCAAAGAGCATAACAGAAAAATACAGAAAAGTAAAAACAAACAAAAAGAATGGGAAGAGATTTATAGAAGTATTGATTCGACTCTTCCCGAAGAATTGGTTTCAGAGAAAGACCTGTCAGACAAAATCTCAACCCTTAAAAAGAGAATCTCTGAGTCGAGAGCAAAACTCGAAGAAGTTGTGGAGGAGAATAATCGTAGGGAAAGACACAACACGAAGATAGGTATTATAGAAGAACAAACAGAACAGTTTGAAAAAGAGTTGGAAGAAGTTTCTGGACAACTCTTTGATAGAGAAGATAAATTACAGATACTTGACCTACTCAAGAAAGCATTTAGTACAAACGGACTACTTGCATACAAGATTGAGAGTATGGTAAAGAATCTCGAAGAAATGACCAACCACTATCTCGCAGAGTTTAGTGATGGACGTTTTTCTCTAAATTTCGTCATACAGAGCGACAAATTAAATGTCGAAGTCTCTGATAACGGAAACATCATTGATATTACGGCACTTTCCAGCGGAGAACTGGCAAGGGTAAATATTGCCACATTAGTCGCAATACGACGCCTTATGAGTAGTATTTCGTCCTCTCGTATCAATGTTTTATTTTTAGACGAAGTAAATCAGGCTCTTGATGAGCAGGGAAAAGAAAAAGTAGTGGAAGTTCTACTCAAAGAAGATGACCTAAATACATATTTAGTATCTCACGGTTGGACACACCCACTTCTACAAAAAGTAGAAATAATAAAGGAGAATAATATATCATGCTTAAATATCCAGTAATTATTATAATTATTATGATAGGACTTGGTTGGTATGCAACAAAAGATAGCCCTCGACAACCCAGAGTACAAGGTTGTTATGGAGAGTGTTATGAAGAATATGTTCGTGTTCATGGAACTGTTGTAGAACAGTTAAAAATACAACAACTTGCGGCTGCTGAAGACCCTTTTAGTTCCATTCGTGGAGCATGGGGTGGTTGTGCAGCTTGTCATGGTGGACAAGGACAAGGCATGGGAGCATTTCCAGCATTGGCTGGCAGAGATGCAGAGTATATAATTGAAGCATTAACCACATATAAGAACAGAGGCACAAGAGGTGCCCAATCTACTTTGATGTGGGGACAAGCTAGTGTTTTATCTGATAACGATATACAAACAATTGGAGAGTTCGTAGAACAAGGATTCCCAAGTGAATAAATTTAAAGCACCACCAAATATAGCAACATTCTTTCTAAGAATACCGCTATCAGCTATGTTCATGCAACAGGGACTAAGTAAGTTACCTGTTGATGGCGCAGTTGCAGAGGCATGGGGATTACCATACATTGTATGGTGGTTTGTTACATGGGGAGAGATTGGTGCTGCTGTAGGACTTATGGTAGGTGGAGTTATAGGATTAATACCTTGGAATCATAGACATTTTTGTCTGGCACGAATAGGCAGATATTATCCTAGATTCAGATGGATAACTGAAGAACTAGGAGATTTTATTACTAGATTTAGTGGTATTACTATGACCTGTGTTGTTACAGGAGTTATATGGTTAATGAATCCAGCAAGTCTTTGGGACGTTATTTATAAAGATTATCTACATGTAAGTTTATATGTTGGTGGACTTTATTTTGCTCTGCGAGGGAATGTTAGATAAAATGGGAGAAAAAATGAAAGTAGAGATTTACAGTATACCATTC